CACCCGGCGGCGCTGGATCCGGAGATGGGTGATTGTTACTCCCGGAAGCCGGCGCCGGGCCTGTTGATCGAGGGCTGGTTGACGCTGTGCGACGCATACCCGGATGAGTTTTACCCACCGGGTTTAGCGCTGATGGTCGGCGACCGGCCGGAAGACGAACAGTGCGCGGCCCGCGCCGGTGTCGAGTTCATGTCCGCTGAAAGATGGAGGGCGGTACCCAGTGGCTAGTCCAGTGATGTTCATTCGCGCGGGTAACACATATTTCAACGCGAATCAGATTTGGCAGATCCAGCTGGTGGGTGATGGTACCGCCAAAATGTATTACGGCGGCGGGAACAACACCATTCACCTGAATATGGGCGTGGACAACGCTAGTGCGATCACGGCAATGAACACGCTGCTCGCCCCGGTGGACGTGACAACGAACATCATTGCGTAACTGGAGGTGTGGTAGTGATTTTGCTTGGTTTGATTCTGCTGGTAGTGGGTTTCGTACTCCCGTTCCACCTGCTCATCACGCTGGGGATCATCTTGGTGATAGCTGGTGTGATCTTGGAGTTGCTCGGCGCGACTGGGCACCAAATCGGCGGTCGCCGACACTACTTCTAAACCGAAGGCTTTTCCAATGGGTAGTCGAACAACGCTGATCGCGTTTAATAAACAGATCCGCCAACTTTCCGATGCTATTCAAGAGTCTGAGTGCGGTTTGATTGAGTTAGGCCGGATGCACGCGAGGAATTTTGACGCCGGCCATCACCCCTCCGGCGGGGGCGTGCAGCGCGTCCTGGCCGAGCTTCGCCGCCTTTCGCAACGCGAGGAGAAAGCCGCAGCGAAACAAGCCGGGCAAACCCCCGTTGTGCAGGTAAGGAGCGAGCTAGATGAGCTACGGGCTCGCCGCGCAACATCCGTTGGGGTCGCAGACTCCGCGGGTCGAATCGGTTCCGCCGTGGGTGACTAGCGGCGGAGATAAAGCCGTCGCGCTCGCCGGGATGACCGGCCAAGAGCTTGATCCGTGGCAGAGCAGACTATTGCAGGGCGCTTTGGGGCAGACCGCATCAGGTCGTTTCAGCGCACCCGAGGTTGGCATTGTCATACCGCGGCAGAACGGAAAGACCGTCGTTATCGAGGTCGCCATTCTTTCCGGTATTTACCTGCAACATCTCCAGGTTGTTTACACCGCCCACTTAATGGCAACTTCGCGCCGCACGAGAATGCGGATCCAGCAACTCATTGAGTCCACTCCGGACCTGGAGCGTGAGGTCAAACAAATCCGGATCAGCAATGAAGAACAATCCATTGAGCTGAAATCCGGGGCCCGCGTTGACTTCGTGGCCAGGTCCGGATCCACGGCGCGTGGCTGGTCCGGTGACATGGTTTTTATGGACGAGGCATTCGCGGTCGCGGATGATCATATTGGTGCTTTGATGCCGATTATGTTTGCCAGGCCGAATTGGCAACTGTGGTATGCCAGTTCGGCCGGCAAACCAGCTTCGCATGCGTTGCGCAGGATACGGCAGCGCGGTATCGAGGGTGATCCTGGCTTGGCTTATTACGAATGGTCTATCGATGAGGAAGTTTACAAAGCCAACCCGGAGGCCGTGGCCGCGAGCCCGGAGATGTGGGCGAAAGCGAACCCGAGTTACGGGATCCGAATCACCGGCGAAACCCTCGCGCTCGCGCAGCGGTCCATGGATGCCGTCGAATTCGCGAGAGAAGTTTTGGGGGTCTGGGATGATCCCCGCGGCGCACCACTGATTGATCCGTTGTCGTGGTCGCGGCTGATGGACCCACTGTCGCAGATCACCGGGTCGATGGTGTTCGCGCTGGATGTCAGCCCCGGGCTGGAAACGGGCGCGATCGGCGCGGCCGGGCTCCGCGAGGACGGTCTAACCCACATTGAGATCACCGGCCGGGACGGGCAGCTCGACCACCGGCGCGGCGTGGACTGGATGGTCGCCCGCGTCGTCGAGCTAGACGAGCTGTGGCAGCCGGCGGCCTGGGTGCTGGACCCGTCAGGACCAGCTGGCGCGCTCGTCACTGACCTGATTGACGCCGGCATTGAGATCCAGGCGGTGACCGTCCGGGAAGTCGCCCACGCATCCGGGGCGATGCTCAAAGCGGCCAGTTCACCGCCGTCAACATCGCAGATTCGCCACCTCGGCCAAATTGAGTTGGACGAAGCGGTCCGTGCCGCGAAAAAGCGCGATGTGGGAGATGGGGGCTGGGCTTTCGGCCGGCGCGTCACTGAGCAGGACATTTCCCCGCTGGTTGCGGTGACGTTGGCTTTGCACGGTCTCGCTATCCACGGTGCAGCCCGCTACGACGTGCTGCAATCGGTGTTCTAGTCGAATAGCCACAACTGCGTATGGGTGTCGGAATCGTCGCTGGCTGTGTCTTCACTCGGAAAGCCAGTGCCGGATAAGCCGCACGAGCAGGACCACACCCACCCTTGCGGTAATAGCCGCCCCGATGAGGTGCGCTCGCCCTCTTTCGCTGGTCCCCACACCAACACGTCATGAGTCGAACGCGCGGACGCCATCGACCAAATCTAGCGCCGAGGAGGCCCGCGCCGTGTTGGACATGCAGCAGTGATATTCGCGCACGAACTCGTGATCATGGTCATGGAAATCTTGGGGATGTTGCTCGTCTCCGCTGGCTTGGGGTGCGTCGCGGCGTGGTGGTTCGGTTTGGCCGGATTGCTCGCCGTTTCCGGGGTGTGCGTACTCGCGTTCGCCACGCTGATCGCAGCGCGGCAGCGGGCGATGTTGACTCCCCCGAAGCCGGCTAACGACGGGCGGCGGTAAATGTGAGTCTTCTTTTCCGAACATCGAACATTCAGGGCCCCTATTTCGGCGAATTCCCGGGCGCCACTGCGGCGGACATCATTCCGCACAGGCTCAATATGCAGTTAACCCCGGGTCATATGATCAACAATGAAAGCGCTTTGCGGCATTCCGCGGTGTGGGCGTGCCTGCGCCTTAGAGCGGGCCTGATCTCGACGTTCCCAGTGGATGTGTACCGGCGCGGCCAGTACGGATTCGCCGACATCCAAGTCACTAAGCCGCCGATTTTCCTCAAACCGGGTGGTGCGAATGGTGTCGACTTCATGGAATTCATGTACTCGACTCAATTTGACCTCGACAGGGCCGGTAACAGCGTCGGAATCATCCTCGAAAAGAACGGCTACGGGCTGCCGTCGGTGATTGAGCTGGTGCCGTTGGCGTGGGTCGGTGTGAACATCCACAACAATGTGCTCGTCGAGTATTTCATCCAAGGCAAGTCTTACTCGCCGGACAAGATTTGGCACGAGCGGCAGTACACCGTTTCGGGTTTCCACCTCGGTTTGTCGCCAGTGATGTACGCGGCCTGGTGCATCGGTGAACATTTGAGCATCCAGGATTTTGCGATTTCGTGGTTCACCAACGGCGGCATCCCGCGGGCGCACTTGCAAAACCAGATCCAGACCACGATCTCCGACTCCCAAGCGAATGCGATCAAAGCCCGGTTGAAAGAAACAGTCCACACCGGTGACGCACTGGTCACGGGTAAAGACTGGGTCTATTCGATGGTCACAGCCGAGCAGACCGGCGTCGAATGGATCGAGGCCCGGAAGCTGGGGCCCACGGACATTGCCCGCTTCTTTGACTGCCCGAGCGACCTTATCGACTCGGCGATCTCGGGCCAATCCGTGACGTATGCCAACGTCGCGCAGAGGAACCTTCAATTCCTCACCATGTCGTTGGGGCCCGCGGTAATCCGCCGGGAAAACTCAATGAACAGGTGGTTGCCGGATCGGCAGTTCTGCAAGCTGAACACCAAAGCGCTGCTGCGGATGGACCCGCTGGCTCAGGCCCAGGTCGTCAACTACCAAATCCAGTCCCGGGTGCTTGCCCCATCGGAAGCTCGGTTGATGGAAGACAAGCCGCCGCTGACTGACGCACAGATCGCCGAGTTCGACCGGTTCTGGCCGCCGAAAGCCGACGTGCCGCAAACAACGAAACCGACGAAGAACGAAGCGACGAATCCCACCGGCGGCGGCTAACCGCAAATTCTGCACCGCTATCCGCAATTGGCAGTCCCGTCCTGGGGCGACCCATGTCACAAATAAGGAGAAAGCCAAATGAGTCCCATTTCTCGCGCTCGTGGCGGCAATGGCGGCAATGCCATTAGTGCGCCCGCTATGGCACGGGCCGCTGCTGTTGCTGCTGAAATCAACCGCGGCCAGGCAACCGGTCCCGCTGGCCCGCTTTTCCGGGCTGGCAAAAAGGACAGCGAATCGCTGTTCGATAAGGACGGCAAAAAGATTCCCGCGATGGACGACGACGACCCGGACCACCCCAAGAAAGACCCGAAGAAAGAGAAGTCCGCGGGTGATGAGGGCTTCGTGGAGCTCCAGAGCGCCGGTTCTGCCGGTGATTTCACTCCGATGCCGGGTTCGCTGAAAGACCCGTTCGACTCCAACGCCGACAAGGGCGACTCGCCCGCAAAAAACAGCACGGGTGACCCCGAGACGCCGACCGGGATCTGATTCTCGCCTGCTCTTTATCTGACCGAGGAGTGTAATGGTCGACATTAAAGCAATGCGCGAAAAGGCGGCGCGGGCCCGGCAGGAATCAATTGACGACACCTCTTCGGATGGTATTCGCCGGGCCCGCGCCGCCGCACCGCTCGATGTGGGGAAGTCTCGTTCCCTGACGTTCCCCGCAGTATTGCGGGCGAGCATGGAACACCGTGAAACCGCTAACGCTGACGACCCACCGTGGGTGCACCTTTCAGGGGTCGCGAGCGTTACTGAAACACCTTATGACATGTGGGACATGTATGGCCCTTATGTCGAAACTGTGGCCGCTACTGCATTCGATGCGTCCCTTTCCCGGCAGCCGGACGTCGCATTCCTGACGAACCACACCGGGCTGACCATGGCGCGAACCACGAAAGGGACCTTGTTCCTTTCAGCCGGGACCGGCGGATTGAACACCGAAGCGTGGCTGAATCCGGCCCGCGCCGACGTGAGCGACCTCGCTATCGCCATTAACGACGGCTGCATCGATCAGATGAGTTTCGCTGCGTTGCTCAACCAGGGCGAGTGGAACGACGACTACACCGAGTTCCGTATGACCGAACTGGATCTGCACTCCGGCGATGTCAGTGCAGTCAACTACGGAGCCAATCCGAACACCACCATCTCGGCCCGCGCGAACCGTTTCCTCAACGAAATGGACCGGTTGCCCTCGGGTGCGGCGATGGCCGCTCTGCGGCACCTGGAAGTTCGCTTCGGCGTGGAACCCAGCGCCGAAACCGAAACCCCGGCAGGTCGCTCGATCAGTCTCGTGCGCTGTGCATTGCTCGCCGACGACGACTAATCGCCGCATTTACAGGCTCATCTCGACGACGCCTCCCCAAGGGCGACGAAGTCCGCCGCTGGCGGTCACATAATGAAAGAAAGGACGGCCGCCGTGCCGACAACTATTGAGGCCCTAAAAACCGGGACCGAGTCGGATTTGGAAGCCGCGAAGACGCGGCGCGCCAAAGCGACTACTGAGGTCCAGGCAATCCTGGCTCTAACCGCTAAGGAAGGCCGCTCTAACCTCACCACCGAGGAAGACACTCGCGTCACCGACCTGTTCGCCCAGCGCGATGCGGCCGGTAAAGACATCGACGCCATCAGCGCCCGGCTCGCCAACATCGGCAAGCTCGAAGCCGAGGAAGCCGAAACGGTGGCGCGGATGCGCGAAACCACTCCGACTAACGCCCCGCGGCCTGCCTACGACGAGGTTGCCAGGGTCGGCCGGGAGGAGCGCACCTACCACGCGGGCAATGACCGTAAGGGCGCGAAGTTCCTGCGCGACGTGGTCAACCAGTACGTGTTCAGCGATTACACCGCCATTGAGCGTCTGTCGAAGCACATGCGCGAAGAGGAAGTTGAGCGGGCTAATTACCTGACCCGTGCAGTCGGCACCGGCGGCTTTGCGGGACTGGTCGTCCCGCAATACCTAACTGATATGTACGCGCCGGCCGTTGCTGCTTTGCGGCCATTTGCGGACATTTGTAACCACCACGACTTGCCTGTTTCTGGTATGACCGTGAACATTTCCCGGATCACCACTCCGTCGGCCGTGGCGTTGCAGGCATCTGAAAACTCAGGTGTGCAGAACACCGACATGGACGACACGTTGCTGACTGAAAACATCCAGACGGCAGCGGGTCAGCAGACCATTTCCCGGCAGGCATCCGAGCGGGGTAATGGCATCGAAGAGGTTGTGATGGACGACCTTTTCCGCCGCTACGCTTCGACTTTGGACTCGACCCTTATCAACCAGTCCACCTCTGGTTTGGCTGCCGTTTCCTCTGCTGTCCAGTACGACGATGTTTCCCCGTCGGGCGTCGAGGCGTGGCCGAAGATTCTGGCTGGCGCCGCGAACACTGAGGCGGCATTGCTCGGTTTCGCCCAGCCGGATGTTGTGCTCATGCACAGCCGCCGGTGGTACTGGCTCCAGAGCCAAATGTCGTCGCAGTGGCCGTTGTTCGGTCAGCCGAACATCGCTAATAACGCTGGTGGTGGGAACTACGCCGTTGATTACGGTCGCGGTGCCCGCGGCATCCTGCCCAACGGAATGGCAGCGGTGGTCGACAACAATGTGGCGACCAACCTCGGTGGCGGCACTAATCAGGACGAGCTCTACGTCATTGCTACCGACGAGTGCCACCTTTGGGAGGACCCGGCAGCGCCCGTTTTCTTGCGTTGCGAACAACCGGCTGCGGCTAATCTAGGCATCCTGATGATCTTGTATGGATACTTCGCTTACTCCTTCCGTCGGTATTCCTCGTCCTTTAGTCGGGTCACCGGTACGGGCCTTATTACGCCCGCATTCTAAACCCTCTAGATAGGACCAAACCGAATTGCGCGAATAGGCGGCGGAGCGACTTCCGCCGCCTATTCGTACTAACGAAAGGCTGAGTGTTTATGAGTCTCCGAACGGTGCTGGGTGACGTTGTGCTGAAAAGCGCAGCGCAGCCCGCGGGCACCTATTCTAGTGGTCCAGTCTCTAACGCGGGCGCCGCCGGCAGTGTTGTGGTGCTGGTCCACATTTCCGCAGTATCCGGGTCCAGCCAATCCCTGATCGTCAAGTTGCAGTCTTCGCCTGACGCGTCGACCTGGTCTGACATTCCCGGCGCCACCTCGACAACGCTCACAGCCCTCGGTAACACCAGCTTCAACGCGTTGGTGGACAACGTTTACGTCCAAGCTGTGGCCACAGTCGGCGGTACTGGCACCCCGATCGTCACCTTCCGGGTCGCTGTGCTGGTGCTCACATGACCTCCGCACGCACCGCACAGCCGGTGCCGACCACCAGCGGACCGGATACCGCACGGGGCCAGGTCGAACAGACCAGTCCCGCCCCTCATGTCGACGACGTCATCGCCGCTGCCGCTGCGCTGGCCGTCGGTGTGCCTCGCGGGGATAAGGCCTCGAAGGAAGCGGAGGTGTTGGGCGTGGACTACCAGCAGGCCGGGCAGGTCCGCCAGCTACTGGCGGAACGGCGAAACATGGTCGCCTACGGAAACACCGAGCGGGTAGCCGGCATCGATTCGGCGCTGGCCGCGCTCGGTTACACCGGGGACCGCATGGCAGGCGCCTCCGGTGATCCGGGCCCGCTGGGTCGGTCGTCTCGATCAAGCAAGGCCGTGCGTACCGACGCACCCACCGCGGACGTCGCGAAGGCGAACGCTGAGAAGCCGGCGACCACGTCCGGGCCCACCACGCCGGCCGCCAGTGCGCCGGCAAGCGCGCCGGCCGCCGCTGCGCCGGCAACTACTACCAGCGCGCCGGCACCCACCACGCCGGCCGCCACTACCGCGCCGGCAACCACCGAGGCCACCGCCGCGGACAGCCCGAAGTAGCCGTCAATGGCTACGCCGAGCTGGGTCACGCTCGAACAGTTAAAAAATGACCAAACCCTGGATGGTCAATTAACTGCGCGCGACGACGAGGCGCTCCAGCGGACCTTGGACGCCGCAATGTCGTGGGTGCAGAACCACCGAACCGACATTGACTATCACGGTTCGTGGACAGTGCCTGTGGAAATTCAGCTGGGCACTATTCGGTTGGCCGCCCGTTGGTTCGTGCGCCGTGTTTCGCCGAATGGCATGGTGCAGCTCGGTGATTTGTCCAGCGGGATGGTCATGCGAGTTGACCCCGATATTTACATGCAGCTCGGAATCGTTGGTGGTTTCGCGTGACTAGTCCGCTATCGAAAATCGCGTCGGCGAGTCAACGTCTCGCTGACGC